GTCCTCTTCTGTCCAGTTCTTGATTAGGGGTTCACCATCTGGTTGTGTAACTTTTGTTATTCTTTCTGGTCTTTCCAGTACTGTGTGGTTGAGAGAGATTCTCGACAATGCCTCAGGGATATCTGCTAGGTCAATCCATTTAGCTGTAGCTGATACAATATAACTAGTGTCCCTTGTCTTGGGGTAGTACAGGTTAATGTATCCACAGTTAAAGAAGGCTTCGATAAAGAGATCACCCAACCTTACGTGCATATTCCAGGGTAACCCAGGGGGTTCCCTTTTTATTACACGTGCTACACGTTGTCCTATTGCTGTGGATACAGCAGTTAACTGTGCAGTCCCTGCAGGACTATCGGAGGTATCGTAGGTGAATCTCATTTGTATTGTCTGAAATGCAACGGCAACTAACCGTGGCATATCTTCTTTGTATTCTTTGTATAACCTCAAGAGTACACCACCTGAGTTAGCTTTAGGGTTATTTGGATTAACCCTTGAGACTTTCTCGACTAGGTACTCTGAGATCTGATCGAATGGATTCATACAATCCTCTTTCTGTTATGTTAGGCACCCCCAACTAACAGGGGCGATATTTTTAATACAGTCACCAAACATCTTGGCTAGTTCTTGTATCTCTACTTGTGCATGTTCATCAGTTCGTTGAGAGTAGATACGTGCAGCAGATGCTAGTGATCCTGTCTCTACCCATTCAGTCATCATAGACTGGGGTAAGATCATACGTGCTTGCTCAGGGCAAATACCTTGGGCTAACATTTTTTCATAGCATGTAATAGCGTTCTCATGTATATCCCTTAGGTACTTACTAGGGAAGTACTGGGACTCAGCAGCACCACTGGAGCCTTGCTTAGCACCATCAGTAGGTTTAGCTCTCCATGATGTTGGTTCATAGAACTCTGGTGTTGTGTCTACATATCTCCGTGATACTTCATTACGTGTAATACCAATCATATGTTTGAACCACTGTCTTGCTATAAAGATAGGTGCTTTTATACGTACTTGGTATTGTACTTGACTGAAGGGTGTCCAGTGACCATGCTGTGCTAGGTACTGGATAAGTCTTTTATCACCATCAGTATACTCTGATCGTTGTTTATTGAAGGAGACTCTAGCAGCATTTACTACTGCTAGGTCACTCCCCATACTATCAATCAGTGTTACTTCAAATCGTGAAGTATTCATCAAATCCTCCTGATGGTACTAGTCTTGTTGTCTTATTGTTGTACGTAGAACTTCCGGCAGGTCCTGTAAGTCCGGTGAATCTAGACTTGAGTACTTTGAACTTGATTGTGTTTCGTTCTGACTCTGACTCTGCGACAAGGTTTCTTGAGAAGGCAATGATGTCGAACGAGATCTGCTTGATCGAACCACTGCCTTTGATATCATCGATAGATGCGATGTTCCCTTCTTCAAAACTCTTACCCCCTTGGGCTTTGCGTAGGTGAGAGATAAGTCCCAACCATACATTATGTTTCTTTACAATCTTTAGTAGGTCAGACATGACCTTATCTACCGCTTCGTTACCAGATAGTCCTTCAGAACCCTCTGATACCGCGATAGTAATGTGGTCAAGAACGAGGTACTTGCAACCCATAAGGGCCATGTATTCGATCTTATCGATAAGAGATGAGTCCCCAACGGAGCCTTGGTGATCCAAGAGAACCAGTCGCTCGTCACCGAACACAGCTTCGTATCCGCGTCTAAGTTCCTCTTCACTAGTTGGTGGAGGATCCATGATGTTACGTTTAAGTTGCATTGAGATAAACTTTTCGGCTGTATCTCCAACACTTTCTTCCAGACTAATGAGTCCAACCTTGTCACTTGTCTTAGCAAGAAGGTCAAGAATAATCTCTTTAATGACAGTAGACTTACCACTACCAGTGCCAGAGGTAAACAAAGTAATTTCACCATATCTTATCCCCTTTAGTTTTTCATTAAGTCCATCCATACAGTCAGGGTATGGTACAGACTCTACGTTTTGTCTGGATTTAAACTGTTCCCACACAGCTTCACCTGTTACAATACCTGCAGGTGACCACACTTGAGCAGTAAAGATAGCATCGTTCAGAGACTTCGGACCATGCTTAATCAGTACTTCACATGGGTCTTTCTCTTGTAGTCTAGCAATCTTTACCTTGCCAGCATTAAACATTTTAGCCGCAGCATCCTGTGCCTTCTGACCTGCATCATCTTGATCAAAGCAAAGTACAATCTCTTTGAATGAGTTGATCCAGTCACGCTGCTCTAGTAGACCTCTTAGGTTAGATGCTGATGGGATTGACACAACATTCCAGATCTTTTTACTAGTGCTTAACATACTCTGGGCTACAGCACAGGCATCCAGTTCACCCTCAGTGATGACTAGTCTATGCTTACCAGCTACACAAGCAGACTGACCGAATAACTCACAGTCTTTGAAGTCACCATAAGTCTTGAACTCTTTGGGTAACTTACGTTCTTTGTAAGCGACAGTGATACCGTGTTTTGTATACGGATAGAAGTGTGCTTCAGGTAGGCCTTCACTTGTCACACTCATTTTGATACCGAAGTGATCTATTACTTCTTGAGAGATACCACGAGAAGTAATAGGATAGCTACGATAATTATTGATATCGGAGAATCTAGTAAGCTCAGTAAAGGTGGTGGGTTCATAACTGTCCATGTTTGTTTCTACTTTCTTTGATTTACCACAGCTGAAGCAGTGACCTACTCCATCAGTGTATGTTGTAAACGCATCAGAGCTACCGCACTCAGGGAATGGGCAGGGTCCTTTTGTATACCTTCGTTCATTCATTTAGTTCCATCTTTCTTCTTTAGCTTGACGATTTAGTTTCCTCTTGTAACTCGCTTCCCGTTTCTTGTTGAGTCTCTGTTGCTTGATCACCTTCATACTCTCGTATTCTGATGTCAAGGAACTCTCTTCCTCGTTTAACGATTCGCTTTTCAAGTTTGATGTTGTAAACTTTATTGTCATTGAATTCCTCATAGACTCCTTGATATGTATCTAGTATTGGTTTGATTACATTATCCAGATCTGCTCCACGATTAGACAGACCTGCTATAATCTTAAAGGAGACCTGACCAGACCCAAAGGGCCAGTCAGTTCCAATTAGTTGGTCACGTATATCATTCTGATACTGTAGATAATCCGCTGACTTGAACGTTGTCTTCCCCCTCCGGTTCCACATCTTGTTCGCACTCAGTGGTTTCAGAGAGAAGTAATGACTCATCTTGTACATGCTTACTCATTTCCTCTAGTTCTTCCCATGTTGTCAACATAGTAAGTAGTTTACGACTAAGCCAAGGGTCACCTGCATCATGCTCTTTCCAAGCTTTCTCAACAGCTGTCCATCGTTGACCTACTGGGATTCCTTCAAGGATCTTAGCAGCTTTCTTTGGTCCAATGCCATTGATCCCAGGGATGTTATCACTCTTGTCACCTGTTAAACATTGTAACATTAAGTTCATCTCTGCTTTGTCATCATCAACAAACTCATGTGTTTTCTTAGAGTAATTGTAATGATGACCTGGGATTTGTTTTAGATCCTTATCGATACCACAAACAACAAAGTCTAGTTCCATTTCCCTAGCTTCATATGCCCAGATACAAACAAGATCGTCAGCTTCCATACCGTCAGCTTCAATACCACCCCATTTTTCTTTCATGTAATCATGACCGTAATTAAGGGCTTCTTTTAGATCGTTCGGTAATGGGGGTCTGGTGCCCTTGTAGTCGGGGTAAAGACCTTTCCGGTAGTTCCCCCTGCCTTTAAGGGCTACACGGTACTCATCAGGCCCTGAGAAGGCGTATGAGATACATTCTCTCATTGTCCTATCGATGATCTTACGGATCTCTATATTATTAGGATTACTGTAAGCAGCCCTGAAGTATATAGAGTCAGCATCAACTAATGCTATTGCCATTTTGTTTCCTTTATCTATAAATTATTTCTACACCCCAATGTTTTACTTTATTTTCTAATGGGTAGGGGTCCCATTTGTCTCTTTCATACTCGACTGCTGCGAGTTTGTGGAGCACGATGTAACCTTGTGAAGTATACCAGCGAGATAGTATATTGAACCACTCTCTGGGCATAAGTTCTTTAGGTTTGGGGTGGTATGATACAAAGTACCCTGGGTATTCAATTGAGTTTTCATAAGGTCTTTCCTTTATATTATTAGTGTACGTCTGCATAACTGCTTCCGATAACATAATCACCACCTTCCATACAAGTAACACCAAACATCTCTGGACCTTTCTTGAATGACTCTTGTAAGATTTCACCTACACGATCAGCATCATCTGGATGTGCAACGTAAGCTATCTCATCATGGTAAAACAACCTAGGCTCTGCACGTAAACCTTCTTCATCAATCTTATTCATAGAGTATGACAAGGCAGATTTACAAGTGATACCCTCTGCAGTTTGAAGTAGGTAGTTAAGGGCTTGGTATTCACCAGAGACAAAGACAGGGCGACCATCAAGCCCAGGGAACCAACCCTCACCTGAAGCGTATTGTGTGCTACGCCATACTTCACCTAGTTTATCTTTAAGTTCTTTCAACCCTTTGATTCCCTTAGCAAAGTCCTCACGTGACTTCTTACCAGCGTTAGCAT